TAGCAGGACCTGTTAGTATAACAGGAACACAAACAGTAACAGGAAGTTTAGTAATAGTATAAATATGGGCGGAATTTTACAAGTTGATACAATTCAGAATAATAATACGTCTACGTTAATTACGCAGACGAATGCTACAACTATTACTATTGGAACAACTGGGCAAACAATTTCTTTAGCTTCAGGAGCTTCATCTTTAGGATTTGGTGCAACTTATAATAGCGGATTAAACTGGACTTCAACGTTAGTAACTTCAGCGTTAACAGTATCTGCTGGAACAGGATATTTTGTTAATACTTCAACAGCAGCAATTACAGTAACATTACCTGCTTCACCTACATTTGGAAGCATAGTAGGTATTAATGATTATTCAGGATATGCTTCAACAAATAATATTACAATTAATTCTAATGGATTAAAATTAGAAGGTGGAACTTCAAATAAAGTATTAAATACAAATAAAGAATCAGTTTTTTTAACATATACAGACACAACACGTGGATGGTTACCAACATCTGGAGTAAATAATGGAACAGATGCTTTATCTCCAATAGTTTATTCAGTTGATTTTTTAGTAGTAGCTGGAGGTGGTGGTGCAAATACAGGAGGAGGAGGTGCTGGAGGTTATAGAACATCAACTCAATCTGTAAATGGTGGAACAGTAATTACAGTTACAGTTGGCGATGGTGGTGCTGCTGGTGCACCTGCTACAGCAGGATCAACTGGTTCAGCTTCTTCAATATCAGGTTCTGGTTTAACAACAATATCTTCTGCTGGAGGTGGTGGAGGAGGTTCAAATGATAATAATAATGCTACTTCAGGGGGATCAGGAGGTGGTGCTGGAAGATCTTCAATTTCTTTTGCACCAGGTGGTGCAGGTAACACACCAAGTACGTCTCCAAGCCAAGGTAATAATGGAGGAAATAACAACACAACTCCTCCATACGGTGGTGGGGGTGGAGGAGGTGCTGGTGCTGTTGGTGGTACTACTAGTGGAGCTGGAGTTGCTGGTAGTGGTGGCGGTGGTACAGCAAGTTCAATAACAGGATCATCTGTTACAAGAGCAGGTGGTGGTGGTGGTGGAAGTGGTGATGGTAGTACCTATGTAGCACCAGGTGGTTCAGGTGGTGGTGGTAATGGTGGCGGTGGTGGTGCTGGTGTTGCTGGAACTGCTAACACAGGAGGCGGAGGTGGTGGTGGAAATGCAAATAATGGTGGAGCTGGTGGTAAAGGAGTTGTTATACTAAGTGTACCAACTGCAAGTTATTCTTCAACAACAACAGGTTCGCCAACAGTTACTACATCTGGTAGTAATACAATAATGCAATTTAACGGATCAGGGAGTTATACAGCATAATGGCATCATTCGCTAAAATAGGATTAAATTCAAAAGTAATAGAAGTTCTTTCAGTAGTTAATGAAGTTCTTCATGATTCAAATGGAGTAGAACAAGAATCCATTGGAATTGATTTCTTAACTAAATTAACAGGTTATCCAGTATGGAAACAAACATCTTACAACACTCATGGTGGAGTTCATAAATTAGGTGGAACACCTTTAAGAAAAAATCACGCAGGTATAGGTTATACTTATGATGAAGACAGAGATGTTTTTATTCCTAAAAAACCTTATAATAGTTGGATATTAAATGAACAAACTTGTAATTGGGAATCTCCAATACCTTATCCAAGTGATGCTTCAATTGATAAAATATATTCTTGGAACGAACAAAATTTAAACTGGGAGCTAGTTGAATAATGCCTTTACTTAAAGTAAATCAAATTGCATCGTATAGTGGTAACACACTTACTCTTGGTACAACGGGGGATACTATACAAATAGCATCAGGAGCTACTTTATTAGGCGCGGGACTTACTACACAATCAGTTCAAACAACAGGATTTACAGCAGTTAAAGGAAATTTATATCCTTGTAATACTACATCTTCAGCTTTTACAGTAACTTTACCAGCTTCAGCTTCAGTTGGAGATCAAATTCAATTAGTAGATTACGCAGGAACTTTTGGAACAAATAATCTAACAATTAATCCAAATGGATTAAAAATATCAGGTTTAACTAGCAACGCTGTTTTATTTATAAATGGAACTGCGGTAACAATATTTTATATAGATTCAACACAAGGTTGGTTAGTTAGTTCTGATGGTTTAAGAAGCAGTTTTCCAGTTCCATATTCAGCAGATATTTTAGTTGTAGCTGGAGGCGGAGCTGGTGGCTCAACAGGTGGAGGCGGCGGTGGAGCAGGCGGTTATAGAACATCCACACAAAATATATATCCTGGATTAGTATATACAGCTACAGTTGGTGCAGGAGCAACTGGACCAACTGGGTATGGTGTAGCCGCTGCTTCTGGTAGTAACTCATCTATAACAGGAACAGGAATAACAACTATAACGTCAGCTGGTGGAGGTGGATCAGGTGGAGCAGATATTGCACCAATAGCATCTTCAGGAGGTTCTGGTGGTGGTGCAAATAGAAGTTTGTCAGCAGGTTCAGGAAACACTCCTAGCACCTCTCCTAGTCAAGGTAATAATGGAGGAACTGCAATTAATTCACTACCTTGTTATCCATCAGGAGGAGGCGGTGGAGCAGGAGCAGTAGGTGGTAATGCCGTTAGTAATACTGGTGGTAATGGTGGAAATGGTACAGCATCTTCAATTACAGGAAGTTCAGTAACTTACGCAGGTGGTGGTGGAAGTGGAGTTTATAGTGGAGGAGGAACCCCTGGAACAGCAGGATCTGGAGGAACTGGTGGTGGAGGAAATGGTGGTGCTGCTGGAGGAAACAATGCTGGATCAGATGGAACTGCTAACTTAGGAGGTGGTGGTGGTGGAGGAACTCAATTAAGTGTTGGAGTTGCAGGAGGTTCTGGAGGTTCTGGAGTTGTTATATTAAGTGTTCCAACTTCAAGATACTCAGGAACAACAACAGGTTCTCCAACAGTTACTACAAGTGGAAGTAATACAATTATTAAATTTACAGGTTCAGGAACTTATACAGCATAGGATAAATTATGGCACACTTTGCAAAAATAGGATTAAACAATAAAATAATAGAAGTTGTTTCTGTTAATAATGAAGTATTAAAAGATTCTTTAGGTATTGAAAGAGAAGAACTTGGAATTCAATTTTTAAATGAATTATATAAATGGCCAATTTGGAAACAAACTTCATATAATAGAAATATTAGAAAAAACTTTGCTGGAATAGGTTATACTTATGATGAAGATAGAGATGCTTTTATTTCTAAAAAACCGTATAATAGTTGGATATTAAATGAACAAACTTGTCTTTGGGAATCACCAATTCCTATGCCAACAGACGGAAAAAGATATAATTGGAACGAGCAAATTCAAAACTGGGAGGTGATCAATGGCTAGTATTATAAGAACAGACGCACTTCAGAATTTAAACACGAGTAATTTAATTACTCAAACTAATGCTACAACTGTAACTATTGGTGCAGCAGGACAAACTGTTGCTATGCCTGGAAGCGTTAATTTACCAACAGGTTCAGTAGGAATATCTCAATTATCAGCAACAGGAACCCCTACTTCATCAAATTTTTTAAGAGGTGATAATACTTGGAATGCACCACAAGCAGGATTTTCTGGTGCTACAACAACTTCTTCTGCTGTTGATATAACATTAACAAGTGCTTCTACTCAGGCTCAAAGTGTTGAAATGACTGCTGCTGATAAAGCAGTTATTCTTCCTGATGCTACAACATTAACAACAAAAGGTTTTCCAATTTTTGTTATAGTAAATACTGGATTTTATCCATTTAGTATTAAAAATAATGGTGGTTATATTTTAACAACATGTGAACCAACAAGTTCTATTGAATTAACTTTACTTTCAAATACAACAAGTGATGGAATTTTTGCAAGCGATGTAACTAACTCTGTTGTATCTAACAATACTACCCAGTCAGCACCATTTAATCTTGCTTCATTACCATTTGTAACAGTTGAAGCAAATAATGGTGCATCATCTGCTGTAATGGGTTATCAATGGGAAATTGGATTTTCAATGTCAAAAATTGATACTTCTAGTTTTTTTGTAAGTTATCATAAAGGTACATCTAATAGAGATGTTTATGGTAGAGTTATTTCTTTTTCTGGTACAACAATAACAGTAAATTCAGAAACAATATTATATAATGGTTCAAGTACAGCATCAATAGGTGCTTCTGTATGTCTTACAAGTTCAACAACAGGTATTTTATTAGTTGCTAGAGCAGCAAATTGCGTTGCTGTTCCATTTAGTTTATCAGGCTCAACTATTACTGTTGGAACAACAAGTTCAACTTTTAGTATTGCTGCAACTACTAACATGCCTTTTGGTAAACCTATAAAAGTTACTTCTACATTAATTGCTTTTAGCGAAAGAAGTGCAGCATCTACTTTTAAATTAAGAACCATTCAGTACAATGGTGCTTCAGCACCAACTATTGGCACAATCTCATCAACTGCGATAACAATGGCAGAAGATGGTACACCTTTACAAATTAATAGAATTAGTGATACACAACTTTTTATGGCTTATCCAGGAACAGCTGGTAATGAAACTAGAATTATAACAATAAGTGGAACAAATGCTCCTGTATTTAATACAGCAAATACAACTTCAACATTAAATACTAATTATGGAGGTTATGGTTGTTTCATTAATCAAATTGATTCTACAAATTTTATTGTTTGGGGTCCATATGGTAGTGTTAAATATACAGTTTCAGGAACTACAGTAACTCATGTTTCAGATAGACTTTATACTTTTTATAATAATTTTAATACTGGTTATTATTTTATGTTAGATACACCATTTAATAATGGAGATTATGCTATTAGTAATTTATATACTATAAATGGTTATTATCTTTTAAAAAGAGATGGAAATCACATGGCAATAAAAAGTGTACAATCATTTAATAAATCAATTCTTATAAGTACTCCACCTGTAGGTTCAAAAATTATAGAATTAGATACAAACACTTTTGCTGTGCTTACAAATAATGGTGGTGTATCTCCATTATTTACAACAATAGTTAAATACATAGGTGGATAAAAATATGAAAAAAATATTAATAGATAATAATGGTGGAATATTCGGTGTGTTCAATAATGTTGAACAAGTAGCAAATGGTTATATTTGTGATGGTGCTTCTTACCAAACAGTTGTTACTGGAGAAGTTACAGTTGAACAAGTTGCTGATGATTATACAATACCACAACCTGATGTTATTGAAATTATACCACCTGCTAAACCAGCTCTTACTTTAGAACAATTACAAAAACAATTAGAAGAACTACAAAAAAAGTTAATATAGAATAGATAACTTTACAACAACCTTAATTTAGTATAATCAATCATAATGATTGAATCTACAATAAACGGAATATTTCCAACACCTATCTATATGTCAAAATTAGATAGAGAACTCAGTAAAAAAGAATTAACTTTTGTTGAGAAATCTAAATTAGACCACTATAAAAATGATGGTAATATTACTTCTAATGATAATTACATATTAAATCAAAAAGCTTTTGGTTCATTAAAAGAAGATTTATATTTAAGAGTTCAAGATTACTTTAATAAAGTATTATCTTATACAGATGCAGTAACACCTTATATTACTCAATCTTGGTTAAATTATACCGAAACAAATCAATATCATCATAAACATGAACACCCTAATTCATTAATATCAGGAGTATTTTATGTTAATTGTCATGAAGAGTTTGATAAAATTAAATTCTTCAGAAGTGGATATCAAACCATTAAATCAGAAACTAAAGATTGGAATTTATATAATTCTGACACATGGTGGTTTACTGTAAAAACAGGAGATATTATATTATTCCCATCTTCTTTAACTCATATGGTAGAAACTAAAGAAGGTGATAATACAAGAATTAGTCTTGCTTTTAATGTATTTATCAAAGGAACTATTGGTAATAATAAAAATCTAACTGAGTTGATACTTTAGGCATCCTCAACAATATGATATAATTCTATATTGGGAGGGGTCTTCCACCTATACACCAACCCTTCCCACTATAGGATTATTATATGTTTTTTGGAGCAACAGCATTTGCAGAAGCACCCTTTTCAGCTGAAGGTATTATAAATCAGACTGTAGAAGTTACTGGCGTCCAAGCTGATACTGCAATATCTAGTGTATCTGTACAAGCTGAAGCTAGTGTTACTCTTGATACAAATTTATTAACAATCACTTTAGGTGATGAGCAAGTTGAAGCTAACGCTGATGTTAATTTAGATACAAACTTATTAACGACTGCTTCAGGAAATGTTTCATTCTATTTAGATGAAACAATTTATTTATCTACAAACTTAATTCAAACAGCAGTTGATAGTGTAACTATTGAAGCAGGTGGAAATATATTTATTGCCGCTGGTGCAGAAGTTGAACTTTTAACTACAGTTAATACTGTAGCTATAGAAATTTTAAGTGAACAATATGTAATAGGAGAACAATTAAACTCTACAGTTAATAGTGTTGATGCTCAAGCTATCTCATTAATTGATGTTACTGGAGTTTTATTAAGTACAACAGTTACTTCGGTGACTGTTACTGCTGGGGCTAATGTTGAAGTATCTACTAATTTATTAACAGTTTCTTTAGGAGATGAACAAACTACAGCTAACGCTAATGTTGATGTAACTACAAATTTATTACAATCTACAACAGATTCAGTATCTGTACGAATTGATAATGAAGTTTTTCTTACAGCTTTAACTCCTTTAAATACAACTACAGGAACTGTAGTAATTTCAATTGGTGTTGAATTGGTTGGAATACAAATGACATCAAATGTTGGAAAAGTATTCATAGATGCGTGGGCAGTGGTTAATATCAACGCAACTAATACATGGACCGTGGTTGATATAGCGGCTTAATAACTATATAATAAAGGATTATGGCATCATCTTATTCAACGGATCTTAAACTAGAATTAATGGTAACGGGTGAAAACTCGAATACCTGGGGAGATAAAACAAATACTAACTGGAATTTAATACAACAAGCAGTTGCTGGATATCAATCTATTGCTTTAACCTCAACGACTACAACGTTAGCAATGACAAATGCAACTATTTCTAATGCTAGAAATATGGTGCTTGAATTTACAGGTTCTTTATCAGCAAATTCTACGGTTAATTTACCAGACGGTATTGAGAAAGTTTATTTTATAAAAGATTCAACAACACGTAATACTTATTCATTAACATTTAAAACAACTTCAGGAACTGGTGTTGCATTAACTTCAAGTAAAATTACAGGAGTTTATTCAGATGGAACTAATGTAACTTCAATTGATTTAAATAGTTTAGGTGGAACTATGACTATTGATCAAGTTCTTACTTATGGAAGTACAACTACACAAAGCTTAACTGTTAGTAATTTAATTGCAACAGCTACAGTTTCAACTAATACATTCCTTGCAACAACTGCAACAGCTACAACATTAACAGGTACTACAATTTCTTGCACTACTTTAACAGGTGCTACTAATAACGATTCTAAAGGAGAAGTGAGACTTGTTCCAATAGCTGCACAAACAAGCGCCTATACTATAACAGCCACGGACCACGGTAAATGTATATCAACAAGTTCAAATGTAATTGTACCTCCAAGTACATTCACAGCTGGACAGAATGCAATTATATTTAATAGTGGAACAACAGATATTACAATTACACAAAGTACGAGTGTAACAATGTATCAAGTGGGTACATCTAATACAGGAAATAGAACACTAGCTCAAAAAGGATTAGCTACTGTTTATTGCGTAACAACTAACACATTTGTTATTACAGGTGGTGGACTTAGTTAAACATAATGACTCTTTATCCTTTTTTAATAGGCTCTGGAGGATTTAACTCCGTAATAGCTACGGGTGGAACAATTACCACACAAACAATTTCTGGTAAATTATGGCAGGTTCATACTTTTACATCTACAGGTGATTTTATAATTACTAGTCCAGGACAATACGGAACAATTGAAACTTTTTTATGGGGTGGTGGGGGAGGTTTAGGTGGATATACTGGACCAGGAGGAATTGCTGCTGGAAGAAATGGTGGTGATAGTGGCGGTGCAGCTTACGCAAGAAATTTAAGTCTATCTATATTTGCTGAAACATTAAAAATATGTGTTGGAGGAGCAGGAGGACCTGGTTCTTTATCTGGTGGAGCAGGTGGGGGAACTGCTGGAGAAGGTGTAATACTTTCTTCTATTAATTATTATTACGGAGGTCGCGGTGGAAATGCTGGGCCAAGTGGATTTTCTGGTGGAGGAGGTGGTGCAGGAGCTGCTTCTGCTATTATGAGAGGAACAACTGGATTAATAGTTGCTTCAGGTGGCGGCGGTGGTGGAGGAGCTGAAAGATCAGTTCAAGCTGGAGATGGTGGTGGCGGAGGTACAAACGGAACTTCTGGATCCTCGGGAGGTGGTGGAACTGCTGGTTCATCTGGTTCTGTAAATGGTTCTCAAGGTCAAGATGCTGGAGGAGATGCTTCAGGAGGAGGCGGGGGCGGAGGTGGAGTAGCTGGAGGCGGTGCAGGAGGAGCTGCTGGAGGAGATTTTCAAGGTGGAGGAGGAGGTGGAGGTGGAACTTCTACTGCTGGTATAGGTACTGGAACTAATGTTGTTAATGGTGGTGTAATCACTGCTGGAGATGATAGTTATACAACATACAATTCTTCAGGAACTTATGGAAGAGGAGCTGGTGGCGGATATTTACCAACATACCCAAATGCAAATTCAGGATTAGTAGTAATAAGATACCCAATACAACAATTATAATATGCCTTTAGCAAAGATACCACTTAAAGCAGGTTTTAATAAACAAGCCACAGCTTCACAAGCAATGGGTGAATGGATTGATGGCAATAATGTTAGATTTAGATATGGATCACCTGAAAAACTAGGTGGTTGGGAACAAATTACAGATAAATTAATAGCTGGCGCTGCAAGAGCGCAATGGTCGTGGACCGATTTAACTGGCAGACGATACGCGGCTCTCGGAACTAATAAATGTTTATATGTTTATGATGCAGATAGTTTATATGATATTACACCTTTAGATACAGATAGAGAATTAACTTCTTGTACATTTACTACAACATCTGGATCTAAAACTGTTACTGTTAATAAAGCTTCACATAATCTAGATATTGGTGAATATATTGTATTTAGTCTAGTTACTGCACCAGTTGGATCTGGTTACGTAGCTGCTGATTTTACAACAAATACATTTGAAGTAGTCTCGGTTCCAACAAGCGGAACATTTACAATTACTATGGCAACAAATGCAACTGGAAATAGCACAGCTTCTGGGTCTGCAACTTGTACGCCTTATTATATTATAGGTCCATTAATTGCTGCTTTAGGTTATGGTTGGGGTACAGGGTTATGGGGAGATTCAACATGGGGAACACCAAGAACAACTTCTAATGCAACCATTGATGCAGCTGATTGGTCATTAGATAACTTTGGAGAAAATTTAGTTGCAACTATTAAAAATGGTAAAACATTTATTTGGTATCCAACTGGAGGAACTGGAACTTCAACAAGAGCAGTATTAGTTCCAAATAACCCAACATCTACTATTCAAACCATTGTATCTGATAGAGATAGACATTTATTACATTTAGGAACAGAAACAACTATTGGTAATCCTTCAACTCAAGATCCAATGTTTATAAGATTTTCTGATCAAGAAGATATTGAAGATTATGTACCGACTTCTACAAATACAGCAGGTACATTTAGATTAGATGATGGTACAACTATTATTGGTGCTGTTAGAGCAAAAGATTATATATTAGTTGTTACAGATACTGCAGCTTATACAATTCAGTTTGTAGGACCTCCTTATACATTCAGTATAAGAAAAGTAGGTTCTAACTGCGGACTTATTGGTAAACATGCTTTAGCATTCGTAAATGGAGCAGTATGGTG